CTATTTCGGTGTTTTCCTTGAAGGTGTCGCCCTTCCATTCGTCTTTCAGGGCGTTGACGGCCTTTTCCGTCTCTGCTTTCTGGAAGTCCAAACCGGCCTTGAGAACTGCCGCATATTCGGCCTGAACTGTTTTGGCCTGAGCACCAGACAGATTCGCTTTGAAGCAGACTCCCTTGATTGTGGAGTCGATTTCAGGCGTATACACATCGGCGGGGAGCTTCGGTTTGTCAAATGCGTACTTGTCGGCTGAATCAGGTCTGCCGAGCTTGCCAAAAAATGCGGCTCGCTCTTCGTCGGTTGCTTTCTCTCCCGGAACAAACAATGCGTCCTTGAGCTTCCCTTCCGTTTCAATAAGAGTCTTTCCCATTTCTCCGATTGTCTTGAATTGGGTCAGTCTTTCGTTGCCCTGGAGGTCTTTGTCAAGCTGTGCCGTCCATGCCGGTGTCTTGCCGCCGCCGTCCTGTTGATCGTTGTTACCCCCGTCGCCGAGGTTGGCTTGATCGTCGCTCATTGTTCAATTCTCCTTTGTGTGTGGGGTTTAATCTCCGGTGCAAACGTACCTAATTGTATCGGTATCCAGTAAATTCGCTGATGTTATTGTGAATTGGGCTCCTGAATTATTCACCACTCCAATGAGAGCAGTTGTTATGGTTCGTGAAATGTTGACCGTATAGCTGGTTGCGGAAGTAAAAACAGCCGCATTAGTAAGAGTAATAATAGCCGTACCAGCTACCAGTGATACTGAGCCCTCAACGGTATGTGATGGGACTCTTTTGACCCCAGACGTGCTGTAGAGAGCGGAATCTCCCGTATTCGTCCCCGACGTATTCCCAACTACTGTTTTTTGAGCATCGGTGCAGTATCTTTTGTCGGCTGAATCCGCTATGTCCCCAGTAGTAGCGTCTGCCCCGCCGGTAACCAGGCCTTTTGCGTCATACGTTATTTTAGTCTTGGTGCTACCCACGATAGACTTGTTTTTTACTACCAGTCCGCTTGTGTCAGGGATAACGTCTGAGGCATCAGGGATGTAGGTAGCTACCTCATTGACAACGCTTTGCACACCTGCACCCTTGTAAATGCTACGATTGACCGGCATTATTTCTCTTCCTGCCTGGGTATAGGCTGTTTCATGAGCCGTTTTGCAAACTCTTCTATGTTGGCCTGTGTAGGCTCGCCACCTGATAGGATTTTCAACAGGCGTGTGCCGTAATTCTTGAGCGCTACGTCCTCAGCCCCGTCCGTGACTTCGACAAACACGCCGAGGTCGTACAGCATATGAGACAGGACTTGCAGACCATGACCTGATGAGAATACTCGCCGGTATGTCTCCATCAACTCCTTGTCAGGAAAGAGATCCAATCTATGCATGGGCCATATTCCCTATTAGTGCCGAAAGGTTACCGCCTGTTGTCGCATCAGCACTCGCAAGGTCTTTGACGGCAGGGGCTACTTGTCCAAGGCTGTCTTTAATCGTCTGTGACTGTTGCGCCTGTCTACGCCCTTGCCGTACAGCCTCAACAGCATCTTTTGACTTCAATATCTCGTTCGGAACAGAGTTGTTTTCAGCCATCAGCCGCAAAGTAGCATCACTGTCGATATTATCAAGGGCATCCGGGAATACTTGTGCGATAGGCGCAAGGTCTATAAAGAACTTAGCGAGACCGTCTTTCTGGAATCTCTCTTTCTGTGCCTGAGCAAGCGGCCCCATATAAACAGGGTCGAACCTCAAATGTGGGTCTTTGTCGGCCATTCCAAGGAGAATGTCAGGAGGATGAGGCATGCGCCCTGCCGCGCTCTCAATGTCATAAACCCGGTCGAGAATGTGGTCAAGTTCGGTATTGAGCGGCCCCAACTCCGCCCCAAGGACCGCCGCCTTTTCGCTCATCATCTGCGATACTTCGTAAGCCGTCCTCTGTCCGCGTCCCTCCAAGTTAGCCAGCATCAGGAACGTATCGACGTGAAACCGCTCTTTGATGCTCCGCTGTTTCGCTTGTTCTCGGTCGATACCGACAGGGAAATTCACCCCGGTGTTTACCGGGGTGATGTGATCGCCGTCTTTGGTGTAATTCAGGCCACGGGGCTTGAGCTGAACTTTACCTTCCAAATACGCCGGGACATTGTACGCCGGGTCAACGGCCAACTGAGCGGCCCCAAGAAGGGTCTTTCCCATCAGGTTGATTGCCTTGATATCAGACATTGCCAGATGAGCAGGACTGACACCATACGGGTCTTTGCCCGTCCGCATGTACCGCCAGACCATGTATCCGAACTGATCCATGCCGGATACTCTCAATAAGTGATTACCAGCCGACAGGAGCCAGACGGAAGCGAAGCGCTTATTCCTGCCGTCCATCTTTCGTGTGTCAAACTCTTCACGAGGAAAAACTGCGTGAATTACTTCAAATTCACAGAAGGGGTTGTTCTCGTAAGCCTGTTTGACGGACTCAGGACAACTATCCTTGCCAAACATCTGCACGAGCTTTCGGGCTGCAATCTTGCGCTTCCGGTGGAGGATGTCAACCTCTCCAAACTTGTTTTCGGCAATGTACGCCTCCCCCGGATGAACAGACTCAAAGATTATCCGGCCATTAACCAGGTCCTCTTCGGGGTAAATGGGCGCTGTGCCAAGGGTGAAGCCGTCATAGATATAACTCCACATCTCGGAGTAAAAGTTCGACCGATTGAGGGCCATATACATGTTGAATTCTATTTCTTCCAGCCATAATTTGATTTGAGGGACTTTGTTGACTTCCTTGCGGTTCATCATGTACTTGAACCACGGGAATGCAGGGGAAACGTGATAACCATGAATGCCATCAGCCGCCAGAATAGCCGCAGCAACAGCGGTGCCGTCGAATATCTTGCTACCCTTCTTTTCTCCGGGGAGCCGGTTGCCAAGTATATCGTCGCGGTGAGGGCAAACGAGGTCAGCAACGTCCTGTAACCGGTCATTGAAGGCGGTTTTGTCGTTCTCAAGCTTCTGTTGACGGCCCGTGATGAGCTTTATCAGGGCTTGATTTTGCGAGTTTTCAACCATTTTTAGTCCTTGTCCGCAAACGGACTTTTACCATCGGCGACCCCTTTACGACTGCTCCCACACCTCGTACAAATCCGGTCGTAATCACGCGCCGAGTAAAGTTTTTCCACCGCCCGTATCTGTCAGACCCTGGCCGCTGGTGAGTATTGTTGACTGTCTACCGGAACGCCTCAACGCAAGCTCGCGCTCTTTTTTCATTGCCTCTTGAACCAAAGGGTCTTCCGCTTTGGGCGGTGGAATGTACGGCGAGGGAGAGGGAGTAGAGCCCATTATGAGCCTCCTATGCAATGATTGTTGCCGACAGGCCGGAAACCGAGCCGGGAATATATGTTACTGGTCTTCGCCGGGTCAATGCCCGATATCTGATTGAGGAAAATCAGCTTTGCGCCCTGTTCGCGCGCCCACTTGACGTACTTGCGCACCATCTTGATAAACGCCATGCTGCCCCGGTGCCGAGATGAGACGTAAACCAGGATATCAGAGGCGACCAAATCATCCCCATACTCATACCGGTAAATATGACCGCCCATCATACCGATAATCGCGCCGTCCTGGACAGCGACGACTCCCAGCATAGAGGGAGTATCGAGAATTTGGTAGCAACGTGCGGCTTGCTTCTCGGGGGCCAATATCAGGGGGGAATAAACGCTTTCCTCGTGCATCCTGGCACCGAGGTGGATTATTGCGGGGATATCATCTGTTGATAGATTACGGATAATCATGTGCGGACGCTCTCCATTGTGGCTGTCCGGCTTCCCCCTGCCCACCCGTTTGCGGGAAAGGGTGTGACTGAGTACTATTTATACTCACCTGAGATACTTGTCAACACTTTTAATCAAACGGACTCCACTCTTCGGCCTGCTTCGTATTCGTGGACTTGGACAATCTCAGCCGCTCCTTGAGTTGCGGCGTGTATCCCACTGCAAATGTACGCATGGAGTCTGCGGCATGGCTTTCCCATGAGTGCAAGGGCCGATTGCCGAGCTTCTTGAGCTTTTCGTCGTACTCCGCCCGGTATCCCTCTAACGCTGATATGCCCCGAGAACACTTGACCTCATCGAACCAGCAGAACGGTAGGAGCATCCGGACAGCAGGAATGTGAACATTGATTATCATATCCATATTGCGGGCTCTCTGGACCACCTCAATTGGCTTTATCCCGAGGCTTTCAGCTACTTCCCTGCGAGACCTGGCAATCTCGCCGCTGCTCATCTCTCTCTGCTCCGCGTCGTGCGGCATGTAGTGGTTGCCGTATGTGTAGCCGCGCTCTTTCAGCTTCTTCGCGTAATGTTCCAGCCCAAACCCGGTATCCTCTTCGTAATCGATCACATGAAATGCTTTGCCAATCGGCTGTACGAACCAGATAGTCATCGAATCATCGACACCCAGGTCCCAGAACGTGTCAACCTCAACGCCCGGAGTGTGGGGAACTTTGCAGATTCTCCCCTGCGCCCGTGCCTCTGTGAGCTGCTTGGAATAGTAGGCGCCGGGAACGCAGCCCTCGAACGAACAGTTGTACTCCTGCTCGTACAGCGCAGAGCCCTCTAAATCGCCGTAAATGGATATCAGCCCGGCTCTGATACGCCCGAGCTGTGCAGCATCGAACACCCCTGTATCTTTGGCCGTGAGGATTTGCGCAAACCAGCCCTCAGTTTTTTTGGCATGATCGTACATTGTCTTGCCGTGATTCTGGCCGCGCGGAGTGTACGGCCATATTGCCCATCCCCCATTCTCCTCCAGTATCGGCTCGATGAATCCCCATGCGCGAGAATCAGCCAGTGCCCACTCGGAGAACACCACGCCACGAGGAGGAGAGCCGACCAGCGCATTGTAATTATCGCTGCCGACAATGTGCCAGATCGAACCGCCTATCAGCTCTATTTTCATTTCTGCCTGATTTGTTTTCGTGCGGATTTGCAGGGGAAACGCTTCGTCAATTCTCTTTTTGCCGGTATGAGGGTTTACTGCGTCCCACAATGCCCGGCGACCATGGGCGTATTCGGGGAGCATGTGCCAGTAGTTCCCAGGCTGCTGCATGGCGGATACTGCGGTAAAATGAAGGGCAACGTCGTCTTTTCCTGAACGACGATGCCACACCTCCACCGCCCGACTACCTCCCGCTTCCAGATATTTCCACATAGCCATCTGGTAGAATCGTGGTCGCCAGTTATTTGGAAGGCGGATTTTGATATCGTTTGCCATATTTTAGCCAGTTATCCACAAGCTAGACGTTGATTATTCTCGATACTGACACCCGATTTAGTCAGTTGTCCACAGATGGCTATTTATCACCATCACCAAAGCGCACGATTTCGATAATAATAGGCCCGCCGCCCTCGCCTGAATGCTCGTTGAGGATGCGCTCACCGTATTTCTTGGGCTTGAGCTTGGCCGCAATCCACTTACGGGCATCAACACGGAGCTTTGAGCGCTGAACGAACTCGCTATTCATAACACGCCGCGCCCCGGCCCCTGTTTCATCGTCGCCGCCAATAAATATTTCATCCTCGCTGGAATCGTCAGCAATTTCAATAATCTGTTCGGCTAGGTAATCGGCTTGATCTTCTTTCGCCCGCGCGTATTGAGCCGCAAAATCTTCGCTCTCAATCAGCCATTTCTTTATAGTCGTATAACCCGGGAAGCCTGGATTATCGTTTTTCAGCACGTTAATGACTGAAACGATTGATCTTTCTGTTCTTGCGACAGCTTGACATAAAATGTCAGCGAATGCTTGGTTAAATTCCATCGGCGGTCTTCCGCGCTCTTTTTTTTGCAACTCCCCGGGGGGAACCCCACCCCCGAAAAGCTCCTCCGCTCCGTCTAAGAGGCATTGACCTACAAGGTCAGATTTCTTTGGGGTCTGCGGCTTCTTGGCTTGGAGAATAGATATTGCTTTCGCCTTGACTTTCTTTGAATCTTTTTTTGTGGTCGGGCGTTTTTTTACCATGTTTCCCCCTTAACAGAATTGGAGGATTAATGCAATCTAAATATTTTCAGGGCTTTACGATGTTCCGCGAACCCGCTTTCATGGCTAGCTAATTTATTTAATTTTATTTGCATTTATTTTATTGACACTCATTGAATATGGGGATATAGTTAAATCAAAAACGGTTTAAGGGGAGGGAAAAGCCATGAGTTCGTTAAATTTGTCAGACCTGCACAACCCCAACAAGATAACTGCGGTCCTGGTATACCGGCCGGGAAGCGAAACAATCCGCCAGATGCCCGAAAACTATCTTGTTGCACATCGGCAGAACGGCGCATGGAGAAGCGAGCCTGATCTTGCAGCAGATATGGAATTGTGCATGAAGGTCTACCGGACTATCAACCACTCCCACGCTAACAAATATATAGCCACAGGAGAGCAGATTATTGAAATGGCTATGAAATTAACATGAGCACACCACACGGGAGTGTTTTATGCAATGCCTACACCGTAGAACCAAAGCAATCAAGATAGTTTCCGAGGAATGGAGCGATTCAACAAGCCACAAAATAAGGGTATGGCTGTCTGAATGCCTGGACTGTGGGGAATTAATTAAGGTCACTGATTACAACGCTTAGAAGGGGGGGGGGGGATGAACAAGCGCGATTTCAAAAAGGGTGTGGATGAATTAGCAAGGAAAGGCGCAAGCGGGGAAATTTCATCATTAGATATAGGCCGACTTTACCGCGGACTTTGCGCTGAATACCTTAAAGATCATTCTGAATTGCCTGAAGGTTATTGTTAAACCTATTCATTTTTGAGAGAAAGGAGTTTGAGGGATTGAGAGTTATTCCCTCAAGGTCTTGGCTTTGTTCGTCTTGGTTGGTTTGAAGTACCTTCCAGAACCATTATACTAAAAGGCCATATTTCTTGTCAAGACGGCATGAATATTTATTTTAGGTGCAATTCGTGTTACCGAATCTACAAATCGTGTTACCCATTACAAAAGGAGGGACGACCCCATGAATGCAGAGAAAAAGGCGCAAGAAGTAATGGCATGGCTGTTTGACCATTGTATCAAGCTGGAATTTGACTGCACACACGCAAGCGCGGAAGATCAGATCAGCGATATCCTGCGTAAAAAGGAGAAGCCATGAACTACACCGAAGAGAAAGCCGCCATTCTGGCGAACCCACACACATCGGCATGGTTGGCCCAGGCTATTGTTGGTCTGGATGCCAGAGACGCTACAGAGGCCGTCAGGGACTGTATCGACCTGTTGACCTTGTTCACCAACAGGCTCAACCAAGAGGCCCGCGTCACGTCATTTCGTGGTGAAGCGTTGTCTGCTGAGGAAGTAGAAAAACTTGCACCCGACCCGGTAGAGTTTGTAATCAATCCGCCCACGGTAACGCCCCGCTTTATCGACTACGAGGCCCAACGGCTCCAGTTCCTCCGCGATATCCTCTGTACGGCTATCGAGGGGGGGATTGAATATTGGGCTGAATGCCAGAAAGTTGAGCATGGAGAATCACCCGAACCGGGCGGATTAGACTATGTCTCGTTTGAAGTCCGCGACATAGAGGGACCCCTGGCAGAGTGGCACCTGATCGACACCAACAAGATCGCGGAAGCAATCGAGGCGATTATTGACCCGCAATCTACCATCCAGATCGGTAGTGGGTATCGCATTCAGATCACAGGAGCGTATACAGCCCTTGACGCAGGAGATATTGACGCGGACTTAGCTGATATCATTGTACAGGTCGCGGCTTACGGCGAAGTAGTTTTTTCGTAGTCCAACATTTAACAGGGGGGAAGAATGAAACCAATACAAATCCACAATCAGGCCGAACTGGACGCGCTACCGGATAAATTCGCAGACGAAACGCTGATAGTAATTAATACTCCGCCAGATGTTGCGCTCGTTATCCGGCATCACCGGCAGGGCAGCCATGTTGTGGTGGTAGGATCATCCTACGTTCACGAGGTCAGGGGAAATGGCACCGTTCGCACGGTCAGGGAAAATGGCACCGTTGGCGAGGTCTGGGAAAATGGCACCGTTGGCTCGGTCAGGGAAAATGGCACCGTTGGCACGGTCTGGGAAAATGGCACCGTTGGCGAGGTCTGGGGAAATGGCACCGTTGGCGAGGTCAGGGAAAATGGCACCGTTGGCGCGGTCTGGGAAAATGGCACCGTTGGCGAGGTCAGGGGAAATGGCACCGTTGGCGAGGTCTGGGGAAATGGCACCGTTGGCGAGGTCTGGGGAAATGGCACCGTTGGCGAGGTCTGGGAAAATGGCACCGTTGGCGAGGTCAGGGGAAATGGCACCGTTGGCGCGGTCTGGGGAAATGGCACCGTTCGCGAGGTCAGGGGAAATGGCACCGTTCGCGCTTACGAAAACTCGAATATACGGTGTTACTCACATGCCGCCAATATAGCCTCTTTCCATCACGCAATCGTTACACTGCAAGACTGCGATTTTGTATTCCCGCATAAAAGCAGTGTCCCTGTTATAAAAACCACGTCATTTAAACACGATATTAAGACCTTCTGCGATATTTACCCAGCCTGTCGCAAGATTGTGACGCTCTATAAAAGCGTCCACCCGGACACCCTCTGCGATTTCCACACAGGCTGGATTAAATACGCGGGTGTAGTTACCTGCCCAGACTTCGACCCGGACCCTACGCGGCAATGCGGAGGGGGCTTACATTTATCGCCCACACCTGCTGCTGCGCTTCGTTATAACAAGGGTACGTTGCTGGTTTGTAAGGTTAACATCGACGATATCGTGGTCTACGGCCCGGATATTACGAAAGTGCGCTGTCGGAAGGTAAAGGTGATAGGCAAATACCAAGAGAATGAGAAATGACCGGCCTCGCCTACATTTGGGGAGCGTTTATTATCTGGTTTTTCTACGAAGTCTGCATCCATATCTGGAGGGAGAAATGCCGCTACTCACGGACGAACAGCTACAGGCCCGACAAGACCGGAAAGAACTAAAAAATCTTGCGCTACTAGCAGACGCGGTTTTAATCTTCCTCTGCAACCTTGACGGTGCCATGAAAGGCCCAAGCACTCTGGAGAGGGGTCAGCGCCGGGTGGCTGGAGAAGGAAAACGATCTTATCCGGTATTCAACACTGAAAGTCGATTTCAGGAAAGACGATAAAGCGAAAGCCTACAAAAAGGCTCTCTTAAACCTTGGGATAAAGGGAGGCAAGTAATGACAAGAGGCAGAAAAGCAGGGGGAGAAAACCCCGGAGTGAAGCATAATCGGCCCCTACAAACAGGGGTCAGGGCGGAAGTCGAGAAGTTTTTTAAGGACTATGCCGCCAAGAGTTATGTGCCGGTATCGTCGGTGGTACGAATAGCCTTGATGGAGTTTTACGACAAGCATAAACAGTGAAAAGCGAGGCCCGGCGACAAACCGGGCCTTTTTTACAGTCCCGTGTATGGCTGGTTAATCGGTTCAAAG